ACCCTAAGTATGGTTATATAGGAAAGGAAATCATTTATTTGAATAAATATGATAATATAAAATCTAAGTTTAAGGATGAAATTCCTGAAATTTGGGTTAATAATTAGTATAATTACTGTATGGAAAGGGGGTATATATGCCAAGAACAACGGTGGAAATTGTGGTAAGAGATCTTGTATCCTCTGTAGTGCCTCGTATTGGTAACGCTACATTGGGTATATCTCAGGCCACATGCCCAGTTATTACTGGGGATTTACTAGCAAGTTTGTATCTGACCTATAGTAAGGATGGGTTTACGTTAGGTGCAGCTATGCCATATGCTCATATGGTAGAAGAAGGAACTCCAGTAGTAAGTGCGTCTGGTAAATATGTAGCTAAAATTAGACGCTTTAAGCGTACTTTACCAAGTGGTAGAAAGGTTATGGTTAGGGCGCATACGAAAACTTTTACTAATATGAAACCCGTACTTTTAAATGAGGCTGAGGATCCAGGTAATCAATTTTGGCGTACTATAGGAAATTCTGCTGGGAGAGAGGGTTCTCATTTTATGAGAAACGCTATGGCAGAGGGTATTCGTATAGGAATTGCGTCATCATTAAGACAATTGGGAGCTAGATAGAGAGGAGGAAAAATATGGTAGATATAAGTAGAGTTACTCCTGAACAAGAATTTATAGTGGCTCGTCACTCTAGGATGGTAGGAAAGGTTTTGGATTTAATTGAGGCTTCAATGCCAGAAGGTACGCAATGTGAGAAGTTTAAAAAATTGATACAAGTCCCTATGTATGATTTTAGAAACGAAATATTAAAAATGGTTTCCTTGGGCGTAGAAGACTGATTATATAAAAAGTATAAAAAACGTACCATTTTCGTAGAAAAAGTAGTATAATAAAGCGTATACCTATATATAGGTATACAATAATCTATTTGACAGAAGGTCGGAAGTGGCTTAGACCAACCTTCTAGTTACAAATAATATATATATTATTACTAGGAGGGATACTATGGCAGACGATGTTATCAATAGGATTGAGAAACACATGGAAGGAAATACGTTGGCCCTTTCTGCTGTTGCTGAAGTCTTGCAGAAGATGGATGACCGCTTCATTCGTGATGAAGATGCGTTTATTGCAAAGCAGGAACAGGATCAGGCTGTAGATGAACGAAGTTCTATGGTGAAAGCTATTGCTTCTGAGGTCTATGGAATGATGAAAGCCGACAATGGAATGGATGTAGACGGGACGAAGGTACGCTCTGGTACTAAAATGAAAGGTAAGGGAGAAGATTGGGAAACTCCTATCAATCCTACTACTAAAATTTCAGAACAGCAAGCTACCATTCAAGCAGCTAAGGATGAAGACGACGAAGACGAAGATATGGAAAAGGAAGGAGGAGCTAACGAATATCCTGAGAAGGAAGACGAAGATAAAAAAGAGGCTATGTACAAAGGACATGACCCAGATGATAATGGAAAGAAAGAAAAGTTTAATTTTGATAAGGGAAAGGACGAAGACGATAAAGAAGACGAAGATTTGGAAGAGATGGCAAAGGAGCTTAATGCCTTGAAAAAGCAGATAGCTAATACTGAAGCTAACATGCAAAAGGCTGTTCAGTATGAATCTGAACAACGGCTTCGGAAGATGGGATTTAGAGAGGAATTGGGTCTACAAGCACCTCAGCAAATATCTCCCCTTGGAGTTGATGGTTCTACTCCTCTAGTGAAGTCTAGCGATCCTATGGATACTGTTGACCAATTGGCTAACATGTCTTATAAGGAATTGCGAACCCTCCAGGCTCAAATCGAGATGGGGAATACTGAAGGAGTTCCTAGGGAACTATTAGGTTAAATTTAGATTAAAGGAGTCACACTATGGCTAATCCTAGTTTATCAGAATATCTAGCACAGTCTCAGCGTGGCCTGTATCAGTCAGTATTCGGCCCTGAATACTTGATGAAACAGACTTACCACACTGTTGACGGAGCTAGTCAAATTTTCAATACAACTTATGGACGCAAGGTGTGGCAAGCTTTGAACAACCAGACTCGTTTCTTCAATGCTATTCCCAGAGTAGTTTGGGGCAATACGGCTGGTTGGCGTGTCAGGACTGACCGTGGCTCTAGTAGGTCACGACCAGTAACTGAGACGGGAAGTCTCCCCACGGTGGACATTTCCAATATTGCTACGGTATCGAGCTTGCCTCGTATCGTATCAACGACCTTCGGTGCTTCCGTGAAGTCCGTCTTCACGGCTCAGTTGGAAGGCGGTATCGGAGATGTTCTGGCGATGGAGAATGAGAATTCCCAGCTTGACCATATCAAGGAAATCAATGAGGAGTTGTTGGCTGGCAGTGCGTTTATCGTATCTGACGGTGGAACGACTTCCTTCACAGTACCCGCTTCTGTCGCTCATCACTTTAAGATTGGCGATGCTGTCTCCATGAATAACGTAGGAACGGCCTTTGACCGCACTGCTGGTTCTGTTGTTTCTGCGGTAGCCACAGACACTGGTGTAGTTACTATCGCTACTGGAACTGCTTTCGCAAACGGCGACCTAGCTTCTATATTCAGTCGTGCTGGCTTTACTTCCCTTGATGACATTGTAGCAGAAGATGCTATGATTGTCGGTGGGGGTTCAGGTGGGGTCAATGTTAGGGCTTACGACCTAACTCTGGCTGACCGGGGCACGGGTACTTGGAACGCTGCTGCTAGTGTTCAGCTAAACAGCGGTACTGGACGGGCTTTGTCCCTCACTCACCTGGATACGGCTATCCAGAGGATTCGTGAGAATGGTGGGGAACCGAAGCTAATACTTTTGGGTCACGATCAATACTTCAACCTTGAGCGTTTGTTGAATTCCAATCAACGTTATATGGGTCAGGAAGAATACCAGGTTGGTGTCGGTTCAGAGCGAACCTTCCCAGGCACCCGAACTGGTTTGGTCTTGGCTACGTACCAGGGCATTCCAATTCTCCCCGATGCGGATGTGCCTAAGTCCGTTGCATCTAGCGATGCAGTCTTGGGTTCCAACATTTACGTGTTGGATACTGATTACCTAGAAATTGCAGTTGCTCAACCTACTCAGTACGTTGAGAACCGTGACTACTTCGCTGCCAACGCCTTGGTGGTGAGGGGACTCCTGTATACAATGGGAGAAATGCGGTGCAAGAACATCTGGGTTCAGGCCAAGATTGGCGACCTAAACGCTTCCTAAATTTTCCTGGGGGTGGGGGCATTAAGCCCCTGCCCCCTTTTATTAGGGGGGAGAATGAGAATCAATAGGCCCAAACATCCTACTTTAATTCGTTATGATGATAACGATAATGCTATAGATCACTATAGAAAGACTCTTCTTCCCAAGTTTGGTACTAATAATCCTATTATTGTATTGAGGAAAGTGCAACATGACTCAAATGAGAAGTCGGATGAATCCATTGGATGATGAAGATTTAGAAGTCAAAGTTGCAGTGTATATGGAACGTCTAGATACTTATATAGAGACTTCCACAGAATTAAATAAAACCCTAGTTGCTGGATTAGAAAGAGTTAATACTGAATTAGATGAATTAAAACACTGGCGTACCAGATTTTATGGTGCCAAAACTTTAGTGATGATGATGTTAGCTATGTTCGCTCATGCAGGAGTTGTCTTAGCTGCGGTAGTTGGTATCTTAAATTGGTATGCTAAATCCCCAAACTAACATTAGGAGTCTTGCATGGCTAATGAACGACACATTGATGCACGGGAATGGGAAGTAGATTTATCTACTCGACAAGCTGTTCATCCTTATACGAAGTATACTCCATTCAGAACTGCAACGTCAACTACAGCAGCAAACCTATTAGCAATTGATAGAGGTGAGATTGCCGTTAACTGGGTTACGAACCCTAGAATAGAGGCTGCTGATATAACAATGTATACGGCTACGGGGTCAGCTATATCTAGAAGTACTGCCCAACAGTCTGTTGGTACAGCGTCCCTCCTTACCAATCCAGGGAACTCTGCTGCGGGTGAGGGTTTTTATTGGACTTCCCCTAGTATTGGTTTTTATACAACTCCCCAGCATATAACTGTTCAGTGTGAAGTACGGGGAGCTTCTGCGTCAGGAAGTGTTAAGATACAGATTACTAATGCTTCGGGAACTGAATTGGCTACCTCTGCTGATACTAACTTAACTACTAGCTTTGCACGTATTACGGCTTCTTATTCAGTAGCAGGAAGTACAGCAGCAGCAGTGTATAGAGTTTATGTTGTTAGTGCTGCTAACCATAATATTAACTGGTATACTGATAAGATTATGTTTGAAGTACGGGAAGATACTAACGCTGTTTCTACTTATGTAGATGGGGCATCTGGATTGAATTACGAATGGTCGGGAACTGCCAATGCTTCTACTTCTAGAAAGCGTCCTGCTATGTCTGTTATACGTGGTATACAGGTTAAGAATGAATCAGGTACCAGTGCTGAAATTGTGTATGTAGCTTTTGATGCAACTGCGTCCTCTAGTACGGGAATACCTGTATTAGCAGGGGCAACGTATGAATCTAATTTCCCTGTAGATTTTAGAGATAATGTATCAGTTATATCAGCCTCTGGTACTCCTACTGTAAGTGGTGTTATTTGGGGAGTTACTCATTAATGACTACAGAGACAATCCAGACTGAAGTAGGGAAGATACCTAGCCCTTCTAACTGGGCTAATAATGCTCAAATGTATCAAACTATAGGGTCTGATACACCCATCCTACCTATTGAAAAACAGGATAATGGGCAAGTTTCCTTAGAAGATATTTCTAATGCGCTTGATGAATATAAGCGTTTGCTTAAAGCAGGGATAGCTTCTAAGGCTGAGATTATGACTTTATCCAGGGCGTTCCCAGATGATACTACTTTTTCTAAGGCTGTTTCCAAACTTAGTGAGGGAGATGCTATGGTCTTAGGTGGCCCCGCTTCTGTGGAATTAATAGATAGGGAAGGACATCTAATAACTACGGACGCTTTAAATAAAGCATTCGATAAGTATATGGCTAACTTCCGTACTAGAAATACAATGGTACTGCATTCTGATGTTCAAGTTGGTTGGGCTTTGCCAGCCTATATTACTAAGGGTGGACAGATATTTAAGAGTGGTGTAGGAGAGAAGGGACTATTTTTTATTACGGAACTAAGGGACGATACAAAAATTGCCCAGCGTGTTATGGATCAAGTTAATGAAGGAAAGTTAAGGAGTTATTCCATTGCGGGAAGCGCAACTAAAACTCAGAATATGCAGAAAGGTTTACAACCTTATATGCAAGTAGACGAAATGGAACTGGCAGAAGTTACAGTTTGTGAAAAGGGTGTGAACCAAAGTGCTGGATTTGATATACTGAAAGCTGAAGGAGCCGTTGCTACTTGTATTGATGGTAGTTGTCTAGTACAAAAACAGGAATGTGATGGTAGTTGCTTTCTTCAGAAAGAAGAAGGTAAGATTACTCAGCCAGATTCAGGCTATAGAAATGCTACAGATATTGAAATGAAGAATGGTATTATGTGTGGTGCATGTAAATTCTTCAATAAACAGGAACAGACATGTGATATAGTGGAAGGAATGATTGAAGACCACATGTACTGTAAAGTTTTTGCTCCGCTAGACGAATCTCCAACTCTTGAAGAAGGTAGGGAATTAACTATGTTAATGGAAAAAGCAGACGGGTCAATTGATTTCACTGGATCTTTCTTGGAATGGATGGAGAAACAAGCCGCTCCTACCAAAGGAATGGCTGCTACTATTTCTACATTACTTAATGTAGAAGGAAGGAGAAATGAGCATGACCAGTTATTGAGGGAGTATGGATTTCCATCTGCCCAACCTTTTGAAGCTATGAGGTATACCCCAGTAGTAGAAACTGAAACAGATAACTTTGGTATCCCTATTCATATAAAGCCACCGTGGGTAGTGAATGAAGCTGGGGAACATCTGGGAACGAAACTCGATAGTGATGCTTCTACTTATGATTCTTCTATAGCTGCCAAAGCTCATAAAAGTTTTAAAGGTAGTATGCATCCCTGGTATTCCACAGAAATTCAAGTAAAAATTCCTGTTCG